GTAGACGCGGCGTATTTGAGACCAGAGCCTCCTCCCATTTCTTTAGTAGGGACATAAGATCCAATGACATCGTAGGTATGATTTGTAACTATGAGTGGAATGTTTGCTTGACCCAACTTTAAGGTGAGCATTCTAAATGCGCCTTTGACCAACTGCGATTTGGTCATGTCCCGAACTTGTTTATCGTTCAGGGCATCAGTAATCTCTTTCTCTGTGGAAAGCATTCCCAACGAGTCTAACACAAACATACAAGGTTTGCGATCCTCTATGGGCATTTTAATATATTTATCAACTGCCTTAAGTGCCTTAACTCTAAACTCTTCTATAGTGACTACATTAACTACTACAAGTCTATTTAAATCTATGCCACGAGATTCAAGTAATGTTTTATTAACGGCAGCCTCAGTATCAAAATAGAGACAATACCCATCGGGATTGCTATCAAGGAAATTCTTGACAACAGCGAGAGAGAAAAAAGTTTTCCCTGTACTACTTTCACCAGCAATAGCGGTAATCTTGTTGCCAGATACGCCACCAAATATAGAACCTGAAACGAGTCCGTTAAAAATGTACGAACCTGTATCCACATATCTTTCAGTGTCTTCAATATCGGATGCGAGTTGGGTGAAGTCATCTCCAATCTCCTTTACAATATCTTTCAAAAAATCCATAATTAAATGTCACACTCAACTACATTAAGTTTTTCTCTTTTCTTATCATCCCTAACATCCCTTAAAAGATGATAAAGTCTAGCATCACCACCAAGTGCCAATGACTTGACTATGGTATCTAAATCTTTATCGTTGATAGGTAATTCCATTAGGAGAAGAAAAGTTCTAGGTTTACAGTTTTCTCTACATTCCATCCAATTGCATCAAGAATAATCTTAAGTGGTTCAAGGAAAGACTTATCAAATTGTAGATCGTAATCCACATACTTGTCAAGTCCTATCTCATGGGGAAAATCCTGAATGAAAGAAATAATATTCTCATGAATAATATTAGGTTTCTTTAAATAGCAGAACTTAATCTTTTCACCATTCTGGATGAGAGAGTACTTATTATCCAACTTATGTTGTTTAATATAATGGTTGTATAATAATGCACCACGTATATGTATGGGAGTTCCTTTTGCATATATTGTAGAGTGTGCTTGATACTTAACAACATCAGATGCAGAACGAGGAAATGCAATATCCTCTGGTGGAAGTTTCTTAAAATCCTTACGAGACTGATCAATAAAGTCTATCACCTCATCTTCTGTTCCATTCATCATAATCTTTAGTGCATCCTTAATCATTTGACGACAAGGTGCTGGTGTAGAGGATTTAACTGCCTCAATACCCATCATCTTTAATTTGGGTTCTTCATATCTTACACCCTCACTATCCCATACATTCAAAATGTATCTTTTCTTAGCAGTCCATATACCCCTCTCTGCGATGTTCTCTCTCTTCATAAACATCTTTTGATCATATGCGTTTACGTAATCGGCCAACGTTTGGTAAGAACCCTCAATAAAAGGTTCAAATTCAGTTTCACACACCTTGTTAAGGAACCCAACAACGCCCTCATTAGTTTTCTCTCTTCCCTCGTATACACGGTCAACCAAAGGACCAAGATTAAGGTAGATGGAATCAGTATCCGAAGCAATAACATAGTCAACATCCTCAGTTTTTAAGATCTTATTGATCTTTTCATTCATTTTATTCTCTATCCAACGTATGGATACTTGGCCAGACAAAGTAATGGCTTCTGCATTAGCAAGTTTGTAATACCTGAAGTACTGATTGCCGATAGCACCATAAGCACTATTAAGGGCAATCTTCTTCGCCATCTGGATATTGTTACACCTAGCAATCTCTTTTGTGAGTGCATCGGACGGATTGTTTTCATACTCTTGTTTTGCCTCAAGCATCTTCTTCTTGAAGACAACACGATCTCCATACATCTTGTCCATAAGTTCAGGAAGGAACCCACGCACATCTTTCCTATATTGCGCTCCATTCGCACAAACTGCATAATCTCCATCAAATTTACACTCCTGATTTAAGATCCTTTCAACGCTGGCACTACTGTGTCTAGTTTCCCTGATGGTCTCTGGGGAAATATTATACTGCATAATAAGGTGAGGGTACAGACTGTTAAGGTCAAAACTAACAACCCAATCATACTTTCCTGGTTTCGGTTCCTTGACATAAGCACCTGCATACTTTTCGTTTTTTGCTGATCTATTCTTAGGAGGAATAACTATGTTTCTCCTCTTTAGATAATTGTATATAATGGTGTCCCACATTCTTACCTGATAGAACACATCATTATAATTAACCTTGGCTTCATATGCCATAGTAAGAGCAAGCTCAATAAGCTTCATCTTACCTTCAAGACGGTCAACAAGTTCAACGTCAATTATATTATACTCAATATACTTCTGCCAACCTTTTGTGTAGAAGTCCTTAAAAGTATCATATTCAGAGTGGTCTAACTTCTTCTGACCAAGTTCTACCTGTGCAATATAATCCAACCTATAAGACTCCTGTGCCTTATAAGTAAACTTCTTATAGAGATCAAGATAATCTAACTGACAAACACCACCAACATCAAATGTTATATGCTTACGTCCTTTGATAAATGTTTCTCCTTCTGATACAAGTCCCCAAGGAGAAAGTCTCTTCATCAACTTCTCACCTAGAATCCTATCAATCCTACGAGCAATATAAGGTATATCATAAAGTTGTATATTCCAACCAGTAATCACATCTGGAACATCTTCCATCCAATAATTTATAAATGATGAAAGGAGTTCATATTCTGTTGGACAGTGATGATATGTTACATCTTTCCTATTATTCTTAAAGGGTTTGCTACCCCAAGTAATAATCTGCTTAGTTGTGTAATCCTGTATTGAAATTGCCAAGATCTCTTCAGAACAAGATTCAACGTCTGGGAACCCCTGCTCAGACGCAACCTCAATATCCAGAGTAACAAGTTTAATTTGAGATATGTCAAACTTGATTTCATCATCTGGGTATTTCTCAGAAATATATTGGTAAATATACCTGTCATTCCCATATATCTCAAAGTTCTCAATATCATCATACTTCTTATAGAACTCACGGCAATCTCGTACCGTGCCTGGATGAATTGCTTCAACTGCTTCTCCATTTAACGTTTTATATTTAGTCTTTTTTTTAGATTTGACAAATAGAGTTGGAAAGAACTCATCACGATGTTCATACCTTCTACCATTCTCAACTCCTCGTACCAGAAACTGGTTCCCGATTAGTTGGACGTTGGTATAGAATTTCATTTAGTAAGATCTATGTATTTTTCAAGTAGGGTGGGGGTTGGATCTGCAAGAGTAAGTATCTTATCAGAACTAATCATGAATATATCATCCTTAGTCACATTAAGCAACCAAGGTTCTAGAGTTTGATCTTCTTTGATTGTAAATGGATTTATCATTTTACAATCAGGTTCACCAGGAACGACTGCTGCAACTTCAGCTAATTCAGTTATCAGAATCTGATTTGTCGTTAGATGAATTATCTTTACTATCTGGTCCACTTAATACGTCCTCAATGTACATTTCTTTTAATTTGGCAGTTGGTTCAACCATTGTGATTAACCAATCAGCAGTGATAGGAATTTTAGTTTCTGGAGTTAAAGGTAACCAAGGAAATAAAGAAACTTCAAATCCTGCCTTTTTAGTATTACCATCAGGGGATTGTGTTTGAGGATTTTTCATCTGAACAACACAAGGTTTCTCAAAGAAGTATCCTATCACTCTTCCTTGTGGTCCTTCCTCAGTACGCATCTCAGTAAGATCAGTAATAATATCTTCTCCTGATTTAAGAAGGCATAATTTAATTGTCATAATTTAAACCCAACGTGTAACTGTTAATTCAATGGAGTTATCATCCATCTCCCATTCTTCCTCAACTTGGAATCCCATTTTCTTAACTTGATTATGAATTGTCATTCTAGCATACTGTTGGTTTACTTTGTCAAGAAACCTTTCTACTGGTATGGGTTGATTCCAAGTTTCTAAATCTGCAACCAATTCATATTCATTTGTCATAGGATTCAATCTAAAACCAACATC